ACATACTCAAATTATTGGGGATTTGTTGGCGGAAAAGTTGAAGATAAAGAAGAACCAATTGCAGCATTGTATAGAGAATTATTTGAGGAAATAAATTTAGAGAAAGACATGATAGAGGAAATAATTGAGATTAATATTTTTAACTCAAATAATAATTTTACGTATTATTCTTTTATTGTTTTTGTTAAAAATGAGTTTATTCCTCAATTAAATAACGAATCATGTGGTTATGCGTGGCTTAGAGCTCATAACTGGCCAAAATGTATTCATCCTGGTGCAAATGCGGTATTATCAGAAATCAACATAGACGAAATATTAAAAGGCGCTTAAAGCGCCTTTTTTATACTGAATATAATTTCAAATTAACAGTCCAGTTAAGATTTACATCTGCGTGAGTTCCTAGTATTGCATTAAAGAGTAAACCATAGTAATCACCGTTTACTATTTCAGCAGCACTAGACCCGGTTGGAGGAAGTGATGTATCAGCATTAACTACTAAACTTAAATAACTCAATGAAGAGCTTGAACCAGCAAGAGAAGTTACAGTGCAGTTTATTGAAGATATTTTTCTAGGATCAGCTGGAGTAGATTGATTAGCTTCAAGATCAATATAAAATGTGCCAGTAATAGACCATGCTTTATATACATTAGGTGTATTATAAACTGAACACATTACAACTGCATCAATTGCATATGATTTTCCGTATCTTAAAGTTCCACTAGTAGTTCCACCAATTGTGCTTGCAGTTTCCAAATAAGCACCATCATTAAATCTAGCTATATTATACGATGTAGTTTGTGCATTTAAATATACTGTATCATATATCCCATCTAAATTTGAATCGTAGTTATATAACACATCAAGAGATGTTTGTGTTGTTTCTGCACTTGGTGCTTCAGTAACAACAGTATACCAATCAGAATTCATTCTAATTTTTAATGTATTGTCTTTAAATATAATTAAACGACCATCAAGTGATGCACTGGGTAATGTTGAAACTTTACTTACAGTAGAAACTGACAACCACCCCGAAGAAGTACTTGCAGCATCAGTTATTGCTAATTTAAGTTCGCCGCCAGACCCTAAGTCATTAGTAGTATCATACCATAATTGACCTTTAATTGATGATGTTGGTGGTGTTGTATTGCAGAAGTTCTCAGTAAGCCATACGAAGTTCTCATTATGTGCTACACCATACGAAACTTTATTTCTTCCAATTAAATTAATTGGTGTACTAGTTTGTGATGGTATATTTGGTCCTAACGAAATATTATCAGGAACTGATGCATAAAAATCACCATTTGTTCTATAAATTTTATACATTCTATTTTCCTTATACTAATTGAATTCTAACAGTATATTTTATCTGTAAAATTCGATTTGCAGCTTTCTGGATAGGATGGAAAATAATATGTGTTAAATGTTTTCCGCTATAATCATATAATCCTAATTCATCAAAAACGTATTCATCTTTTGATGATGAGCTAGTGCTAATTCCTGCAATAGTTGAACTATCAGTAGTACTTTGACTTACCGGTTCATTCATTTGTAGAGTACATGTTGCAATAATGTCAGAATACACTTGCCCAGGTATATGAACAGATTTTACTGAATTATAATTACTATCAACTGAGCTATCAAGTGATTTATTAATAACTTTACCATATGTATCGTTATATAATGAACTTATAGTAGTAGTTCTGGGTTTTCTGTAGTAAATTCTATCTTCGCCTGCAATTACAGTTGTGCCACCATTACCAAATCTCATCTGATAAATAGAGCCTAACAATCCGCCATCTAATGCAGCTTCACCGCAAAGCGATTGTGCAATAGCATAAGATAAATTTTCAGGGTTAATATCATTACACCCATCAAATACTACCTCACCTGTATTAATGTCGGTTATTTTTACATAACCCTTAGCGATTATACCATGCTTAACTTCGCTTAATGCATTATTCATATAAAATCCTTAAAATATAACTATACTCTTATTTATTTTTAATTCTTTAAATTTATATTTAAGAAATTACTCTGTGAACTAAACAAGTAATCCGAATCTGAATATGATACTGATGATGTCTTGTAATCAAACGTAATAGGTTGTACTACTGAAGTAGCTGAATGTGATAGGTTATCAGCTGTGCAAAAACAGCTTCTATATAACCCATATAATACATATTCAGTTACGCTGATTTTATTTACTTTAGTATATTTTATAATCTCATCATTAATTAAAACATATCCAGGAGCTGAATAAACAGTCGACAATCCTACTGTCACTGAACATGATGTATCAGAAAACCCAAAATCAGTTGTTAAAGTATCAGTACTAGTTTCTATCTTACTTAAAGTTTTCACTGGGCTCAATGAATCTTGCATTGATAAATAATTATCACCAGTATCTAATGTTAATTTAATACTTAATGCTTCTTGAGCTTGAATATCAACTCTATCTCTAGCACTTGTAGCTTCGTAACCAGGTCTACTAAAACCCCATGATACTACTCTATCATCGATTTCTGGGATATAATTATAAGAGCTATCATATTGAGATTGCATATATGCTAATTTTTCCTCAAAGCTCATTGCTTCGATTAGAATATGTTTATCGTATGATTTAGTTACACATGTTACATCACCAGTATACCAATTCTCAGCTGCAATTGGTAAAGTTTCTGGAGTTAAATCATTTGCTGTAAATGTTGTCATAATATTACCTTATAAGTTTGTAGAATGAGGGTTTTACCCCTCATTTTTACATAGATGGTTTTATAGTAAAGTTCCGAACAGTATCGTCTTTGCTTATATCATCAAACATAGAATCAATATCTTGCGATGTTTCTACATATTCAATGCTACCGTCACTCATTTTAACTGGTTCATCTTCACCATATCCTACAAAGTCATAACTCTGTAAAGTGCTAGAAATATAAGGTGTTTCTAATGTTCCACCATCAATAAATCTATCAAATGTATTGTTATAATTCATCACGTTAAATTTAACTGTGCAGCCTTTTGGAACAGAATTGATTTTGTAAATGCAACCTTGTATCTTTTCTTTTCCTTTACTACTTTCAACAAGACCGTATAATGGTGATGTTATAGTAGAACCATCAGCATTTAAATCAAATGTAATATAGTTCTTATCAATTACTCTGACGTTTACCCATGCGACATTATTATAATTATCACTATCTGATAAATTATAACATATCATTGCTATATCATCTGTTGTAAATCTATGATTTTGAACTCTTAATATAACTGATGATTGATTAAAATATTCAGCATCAATAACAAAAGGCCATTTTTGACGTCTATGCATTAATTCGTATGTAGGAACATCTATTGCGTCTTCAGTTTGCCATTTTGAGAATATATAATTCATTTTTGATGGAACAGATACAATAGCTATGTTTCTATTTTGAGGATGTTGCATTACATCACATTTAATACTAAAATCACCAACATTTATATTATAACTGTCACTAAATGATCTATCTAAATCTAAATCAATATCATCGTCGTTTGTGCCAGTAAAGTCAATATGTAATCCAAAGTCTTCATTTAATATACCGTACGTATCAGTTATAACACCAGTACCATGATATATACCGAAGTCAATATCAGCTAACATATCAGGAGTTATTTTCGATACGTGCGCTTGGATAGTACTAAAATTATTACCATGTATCAAATCACCAATATCAAACATACTGATATTAAATAATGCGTTAGCTGCACTAGCTGTTTCATCAAGAATATTACTAGCTGATACATTTTCAAATATCATTTCAGATGTTGCATCTTCTAGACCACTTTGGTCATATGCTGCTACATCATTTATATAACCACCCATTAATGGCAATGAATCGTTTAGATATTTGTTATCTGAATAGTATGCGTTATCGTTTAATGACCCAATATTTGCGTTAACATCATCAGATGTATTTAAATCCCATGAAAATTTACCATAATCATCAAATTCAAAATAGTCGTCTTGTAAATAATCAACATCTAAGCTACCAATAGGTGTTCCAAACTGGATAGTACCATTTTTTAAATATATACCGTAGTCAACTATAAAATCAAGAACGCTTTCATCTAATGATGAACTGAAACCAGGTGACACTCTATAATTAGTTAGATTTGATAAATGAGCACCTTTAAATCCTATACCTAAACGATAATCAATCTCTTCTTGTGATATTTCTGCATCTGAAATATACAATCTATTAGCTGCGTTATTATAATATTCGTTAATTTCAGCTTGTGTGTTCATTGCATTAGAAATAATAGTACTTAAAACAGTTTCTGATAGTGTGCTAAACAAGCTTACTACAAATTTAACATCAAAATAATAACCACCACCAACTAATGATTTAAATATCGAATTTGCATTATCTTTTATAATAGAACTTGAATCATAATTTACATATTCATTTAAATTGCTTATTAACGATGATTCAATTTGGTCTTTTAACCAATTTACTTCCTCTGAAATCGGATTTACATTATAAACCTTAGAAGTATCTATACTTCTTTTAGTTATGTTACTTATTGCGATATTATTAGCCACACAAACTGAGCTTATTATTTGACCCCAAACAGTAACGTCGTCTATTTCAGAATTTTCAACAGTTGCATGATAGTAATCAACATAATAAACAGTTGCACTATCAGTAGTACTCATAACCCAACCGTAGTCATGCAAGAACCAAATATAACATGAATTTGAATTCATATATACTTTTTTATTTTCATCAACTATAATTTTCGATAGTAATACATTTCTAAACGAACTAAAGGTTGGAATATCAGAAGTAATCTCTGTATACGTTCCGTTATAAATAGAACTTCCAGCATTTGAGACAACAAGAGTACTCAAAACGCAATTATCAGGATAATTCTGTACAAAGTATGAATTATAAGTATCAAGATAATATGATTCAGATGATAAATTTGAAATCTTTTCATTTGAAACAATATCAAAATTTAAAATATCAAGTTGCTGTCTAAATGTTCTACTTATATTTGAAAAATCTTGCACAGTTTCACCATCGTATACTATACCAGCTAATGCATCTCGGTTTAACGAATCTGGATCGCTATCAAATGCTGAAATTGAAGCTGTATCAGAATCAGATGTTCTTTGTGCTGTTAATTGTCTAATTTTTGTTCTGTATGGTTTAACTTCAGTAAAATACGATAATGCATCATTAAATGGATCTGAATTACTTAATGTTGAACTAGTTAATGTTTGACTAATACCAGTAATACTGATATACGATGTTTTATTTGCCCATGCAACAATATTTTGCTCATAATGAACGTAGTGCAATAAATCAAAGAAGATAGTACTTTCGTAATCAGATAACGATGAAAGAAGCAATCTTATTATACTTCTAGTTTTGTATTCAGTTATACTTGGAGAAAGATTTTCATCAACAACGGAATAATCAGTATACAAATTACTATTAAATTTCACCGTCATTGAACTCTTACCAATAGAACTCCAAATTAATGCACCTCTTGAATATTCTAAAACATACAACTCCCACAATGAACTATTACTTTGATCAGTAATTCGTATTACATCACCAATGCTATGATCTTTTATACTTACTGTGCTTAAATCGTAATATTCAGTATATGGAGTTGATTCGCTATAGCCTGAATTATACCAATCACATATTTCCCAATATTCAGAAATATCATAAGATAGATCCATATCAGAAGTGCTTAAATCAGTCTGTTTAGTGCAATATAGCTGCCCAGTACCTTTCGACGTAATATTAAAATACGATTTTGAGTTCGATGTTGCTTTTAACTTAAAGATGCCATTTTCGCTATCAACAATATGTATATAATATGGTTGGTTAGCACTCAAAGGAGCAGGCAACACACTAGTAGTACTCAAAATAACACAGTCACCCTCTGAGAAATAAGAAGGATTTTCAATTTTAAGAGCATATAATGAATCATATAGTATCACAGACGCTTTAAATGAATATGGATTAACGTATGAGCTATTGTAATTTAATACATTTGCTGAGTAATACGTATCACTTAAAATACTAACAGAACCAAGAATTTTATTAATACTTTGAACTAATACTTTTCTAGCAGCTAGAACATCTTTAAACCAAACAGTACTATCAGTATTACCCAATGATTTATATGGGTATAACATCAAGTTCCCATCAGTATCAGATGCGCAGATACTATTTACCATATTATCCCATAACGTTTGATCAACTTTATACTCATCTTTCTCTTTCATTAACAACCATTGAGTATGTTTAACATCATCAGTTTCAACCATTTTGTATTTTATTTGAATTACTGATGTTGTTTCGTCAATTAAATCGCTTAATCCGCTGATTACAAAAGAATTAGTATCAATTGCTGCAAACCAAGGTATATTAAGAGCAGTTGGATCTTCTATGATATTTGCAATTTCAGAAATACTACGTTTTCTAAAAGACACATCAGGGACATATATAGAATCTTTTACCCAAAAATAGTAATATGACTTATAATCAGCAATAGTATAATCATATTCTTGGATTTCGCACCAATCGCTTTGGTTAGCAGTTCCAGAAGGAACATATGACGAACTACTCTTATTTGTGCTTTCCTGTGATGCTACATATGTGTCCCATTCTGATGGGAGTACAGGGGATTTAACCCATTCGTATATATCAATAGAACTACCTGGTAGCGTTTTGCCCCATTGTTTTCTTATATAATCTATATCATCTGATTGTGTATAATCAATATATCTAACAGTACTAGTATCCCACCAAACTTCACCTACATGCTGACTTCCCCAAGCAGTTGCATTTATATCATCATTATTATACAACGCTGGATCAATTTGCGTAATGAATGTAATTTCAGATTTAGCTAAACCTGGGATCATTCCTTGCAATGGATCCCATACATTTACATATGTTTCAGTTAAATCAGTATTTTTGTTATAAACTACAGGTCTTACAAAATTTGAATTATTAGGAACGTATGTATTTCTAGAAGTAACAAAGGTAGCTTTCTCTGCTAATGTGCTAAATCTATTAACGTATTTGTATATTTTTGGATTACTTTCAGTATAGGTTAATGCGCTTAATGCTGAACTATAAACCAATTCATTTGATGCAACATCACTAGAATTATAATAGAACATATCTATATTGATATTACTAGTAGTACTAGATTCATCATTTATAAAAATTGGAGTATCATCATCTAATACTAAATTACTTGAACATGTAATAGTGCTAATATTGTTATCTGAATCAACAACAACACTACTTACTACAATCCCAGTATCAACAATATCAAAAAGGTCCCATGTTCCATTGTTGTTTAACATCCATGCAACTGTTGGAATAGAGCTATTCTTTTTAACATATGCTAATCTGTCAGTATTAATAGTACTAAAATCTTCAGTAATAAACGATACTTCATTTAGATTAATCGGGCCATAATTCGGAACATCAATAAAGTCTTCATTTCTTAAAACTAATGGAAATACTTTATTACCAGTTGGGCGAGTAATCCAGCGTTCATCAATACCTGTCGTGCCATAATATGTAATAATATTATCCGTTGAACTATCGCTTGTATAGTCTTCACTAAACGTAGCAACTTGAGGGTCTTGTTTAATTTCAGATTGCTTGATATTAAATTCTAATATTTTGGTATTTTTTACGTTTCCGTATTCACCAACTTTAATCGCCCATTCTTCAAATACTTGATAGTCCTGTGTATTTTCTGAACTTTGAACTACACGCAACACTTTATCAAATGCTTGTCTTGTTCCTTTTTCTTTAATATAACCCTTATAAAAAGAGAATCTGTTAGCATCAGTATTAATTAAGTTCGTTAAGAAGTCTCTAGTTTGATATCCAATAAGATGTTTTGACAAATCAGAAACTGTTAAACTAATTTGAGGATTTTCAGAATCATAATAGTGAGTAAAGTCATTAACAAGCTTTTCAAAGTTTGGTATAGTATTGCTATCAACAATCATATAACCAGGAGCCTCTAAACGACCATTCCAGTTCCCTGAAATTGTTCCGTTTACATTTAGCCGACGTTGGTATAATCCATACAACGGAAGATATATAGTGTTGTTGAAAATAGTGCTATTATCAAATATAACTGCATGTTCAAACTCAACAATATTCATTCTTACTGACATTATTTTCTTATCTGAATCTTCTAATGTTCTTAATACTAAAACATTACCTAATCTAACAATGTCAAGTTCTGCTATATCAATTGATTCGTACGATTCGTCAATTAAAGACCATAAACCACCAGAATACGTACCAACATTATCAATAAATCCAAATGTAGTACCAAACTTAATTGCTTTTGATGATGGTGTTAATGTAATGTAAGTTCCATCACTTGGCTTACTAGCTACCCATTCAAGGAATAAATCTCCTATACTATGCCACCCAAAAACAGTTCCATTTGAAGGATTCAAATCTTCAAAAATCCATCCAGATTGAACTAAGTAATTACCGTACCCAATAATAAATTGATACACATCCTGTATTGATGCTATTGATTCGTTATACTCTAATATTGCAGTACCAGAAAAATCTTTATAATCAGTAACGGTAATATTGTTTACTTTATTTGAATATTTTAATCCTGATTTATTTGGCGTACTATAGGTAAAATAACTATCTTTTTGATTGAATCCGCTAATTTGATATAACCCATTAGTTTTTAAAATCTTAATAGCACTATATGATACTTGTACTCTTGGGGCAGATTTAATTAATTTAACAGTGGCATTTTCTTGTGGTATTAACCCGAAACTATCTGAACTAAATGTTAGAGCAGTGTCGGTACTAAAACCGCCAATTCTATGCATCAATTGAGCATTTGAGCCTCTAATAAGTCTACCGTATGTTGTTGCAATATCATAATGCTGGCTTTTTAAATAGTCGGAAACCCAAGTTTGATAACCCAAAACAGCAACATCCTCTTCACCGTGTACTGCTATAGTAGAATCAAACGATAATCTTCGTTTTGTGGTGTTATTAATGTATTCATTGCTACCATTAACATTAACTACTGAGTTATTTCTAGTATCCCAAAAATAAGAACAGAACTTAGCAGGCTGAGCTAGATATAATGTTATACATTCCTCAAATTTATAAAACGAGCTTTGCATGTAACTATATTCAATACTACCAATATCACCAATTATCCAATCAGAAGCAGCACTCACTGCTGATGGTTTAGAGCTAATAAGTGGATTCATTCCACTCGGTGCTGTCCATGGAGAATATAATTCACCAGTACTAAAATCATATGGAATGTATTTCGTAATATCAGGTCTAGCAAAACGTAAATCTATCCCAGCTCTATCACCACTTTTAATTGTTCCGGTTTCAATATCAGCCCACATATTCATATCAGTATATACAATAGTATCGTTTACTGAAATATATGAGGTATAAATTGTATCCCACCATGTTGGTTTAATACTAAATCCTAACATTTGCCATGGTGTGGTGTGAGGGGTTAACGTATCAAAATAGTCAAGATAAATTGATCTCCATGATCCTGACACTGCTTGATTGTTTATGGAATATGTGCATGAGCTATAATTAAAAGTTTTCCAATTACCAGAAACATACTCGTTATTAGTATATGCATCAACATCGTTTGCATATGTCCACTGTGAAAATCCTCTTAATGATATTTCTTTAAATTCATCTTTTGAATAATTAGTTTCTCTAAAGATACCAGGTTTGATATCATATATACTATAAGCTTTGATTCTATCGTATTGCCTAAAACTTGTTTCGATTGAATTATAGATACTCATCTCTAAAAGATATATAATATTATCTCGTCTATCAGCTTGGATAGTACCATTAAGTAATGTGCTATACGATTTTGATAATTGGCCCATGTGGTTTATATTATAAAGAGCAAAACCTGAATTATTAAGATTTAACTTAACTTTTGTTTTTGGAACATATACATCAGTAATACCTAAGTACGTTGGAGTACTAGGCATATAAGTTGAGCCATATGAATCTGCCATAGTTGATAACCAGAATGGAAATTCTGATGATTTACTTAAAGTAATTGTATCAAATATTTCCTGTACAATTTCTGAATCAGTACTTGAAGTATCAGAACCCACAAGTGTGTTCATTAATTGAGTAAATTTATTTCTGTATCTGTTATAATTATGCTTGGTATAATTAATACTATCAATTATATTAAGATTGCTATCAGAATAATGAGCCATTAAAGGAATTAATGATGATTCATGTTGGATTATCTCAGTCCCTCTTGATATATCTTTTGCGGTGCTGTTAAAATTGTTTACACCGTAAGGAGATCCCGTTATTGAATCTTGATTAGAGATAATACTCATAAAATGATATATTAAAACTGAACTGTTAATCACGCTAATTGAATCGTTACTAGCATTGTTACTTAGGTTATATGGAATTTCATAAACTGCTTCAGAATCAAGCTTCTCAGTTCCTAATACTGATATTTTAACGTATGAATTTGTAGTTAAATCATAATTAATGTAAGCTACATTATTCGAATAATAAAATTCATTAGTATCCAAATCATCAAAAGTAGTTGCAGTATTGTTGTAATTTAAGTTTGACCCGTCAACGGAAATTTTTACTGCATTGTACTGCGATGAAGTTGGTACCGCTGGTAATGAGTAACCAGTTTCAAATGTGTATTGTTGTGAATCATCAATTTCGTATTTTGCACTAACACTTGTGGTTAAGTATTGTTGTAATACATGAGTTGATTTTTTCCAATCAGTATAATACGCATCATTACTTACAGTAGAACCAAGAAGTTTATAAAATCTTACATCTTCTATTTTAGATGTTCCATCATAATAATACTCGTCTGATTGCATTGAGTTGTAATACAGAATATTACCATCAGTATCGTAGGTTACATTTCTAGTAAGAGTATTATCGTATGTGTAGTTACTAGAACTATAATACGTGAATATAGTATTCCCTTCAAAAGTACTACTAGGATAAGCTTCGTTATTATCAAGCGCTACAAAATCAGAATCATATAGATTGAATTTAATATCTTGGTTAACATCAGATTTTTGCTGCCCTTCAGCCCAACTTGTACCATCCCACCATAGAACCTTATTTTTAAAGTAGGTTCCACGTTTTACTCTTATAGTATCGTACTGTACTGGTTCACCAGTTGGTCTTTCGGAAGTCATTTCATCAGTATCCATGTATAAACCATATACTTCGATACCGTTAATAACATCAGTTACTACTTTATAAACTCTATTATTTTCGCCTTTGTTGGTTGTAATACTAGTGAATAATATTCTATCACCATCTTTAATAAATTCGCCATCAATTGTTATATTGTCTGATAAATTTCTAAACATGATATCTTGTGGTAATACATCTACAGAAACTAAATCAACAGCAGTTCTAGCGTATCTACCAAAATTATATAATTCTATATTTTTAACAAATTGGATAATAGGTCTAGTTGCTTGAACAAAACGACCACTATTAATACTATCAATATTAACAGTACTATCAGTTATATAATACCAATAATTGTAAACGCTCCACAAGTTACCGTCAATACTTCCTCTTTCCATTACTATATAATATGGAGTAGTAATACCATCTTCATTTTCAGTATCCCAGTAATAGTTTGAATAGTTAACAAACATATCAGGATTAAGAGGTGGAGCCCATGAGTAAAAAGTGCCAGCAAGAAGACGAGATTCATCTTCAGTTAATGCTCCTTCATTTTTTAAATTATCAATTAAATCTTGATAATGAAGAGCACCTAAAATAGTATTTGAATCTGACTTACTTACATACGAAGGCGACAATTGGTATTCATTTCTCAATGAATCCTGCTCATCTATGAATAATTTTGATTTATCAGCAGAGCCTTTAGTTCCAATATACCCATTAATTGCTTCGTTATTTTCTGGGGTGAACCACTGTTGTATCGCTCCATCAAAAAATTTCTGGATTTGCTCAGTATTTTGAGCCCATTCAGGCAAAAATTCAATAGCAATCTTTTTCTGTGAAGCATCAGAGGGAGTGCTTGAAGTAAAGCTATAGTCAGTCATCTTTATGTTCCATATAATTAATATATGGTATTTATTGATAGTTTAGCGATATTAAAGAACAGAAGTGAAGCTTACGCTTCACTTTCTTGTTGAATGGTACTAAAACCGCCTTCCATGGTTATAGTAAGAGTGACGGGGCATTTATTTTTTATTTCTTCACGGTGAGTAATCAAAAAACAGTTCTTGTTGTATTGTGAAATTAAATTTATAATATCGTAACATGATTTAACACCAACTGCATCTAATCCATTATCTAAAAATTCATCTATCATTAGAGAATTAATTGGTGAATTCAATGATTCATATAAGTCTCTAAATGCTAAAGATAACGATATAATAATTCTAGTTTTCTCGCCTCTAGATAAATTATCATAGTCGTACGATTCACCAAACTTAGTAATATTTACCGATAAATCATTTTCAAATTTTACAGTATGCAAAGATGATGATTTTTCAATATAAAATCTAAGTCTTTCGTTTAAAAACGAAAGATTTTGGTTAATAATAGTCTTTCGAACAAATGAATTCTTATCAGTTAAAAGTTTTACCAAAAAGTCTTGATGATCTAGTAACGTTCTAAGTCTATTAAGCTCAACTTCATCAACTGCAATCAATGCATTTTTAAGTTGTTCTATTTGATCAATATAAGGGTTAATTCTATTTTTCTCTGTACTAATTTTTTCTTTTAATGATTGGATATATTGATACGTTAAATGCAATTCTGATTCAGATTTCCAAATATTATTAGGAACTATTTCTTTTTCACCCATCAACTCTATTTGCTTAGTAATATCATTTAGTTGAGAATCATACGGATTAATTTGCGTAGTTTTATCTGTTATTTTTTCTTCTAAAGTTTTTATCTTATAACTATGTTCAGTAGCATCGTTCTTATTTTTATATACAGTAGAAACTAGCGGTTTAACTTCAACTTTTTTAGATAATGAAGAACTAATTGAAGTAGTACATTCTTCCAACATTACAGAAGTATTTGTTACTTGAGTTTGATACTTTTTTAATTCATCTTTTTTATCGTTAATAATCTTTTCATGAACATCACTATTAATTACACCGTTGCATAACGGACATTGCTCTGAATGTTCTGCAATATTATCAATTTCAATTTCAAGATTGCTTACTTTTTTTGAATATTCATCAAGTAGCTTTTTGATCTGCATTTTTTGAGTATTTAAATGCAAGATTTCTTTATCAATTATATTGTTATCTTCTATTACTTTTTGAATTTCTAAATTAGCATCATGATTTAAAATTTCTTGCTCAATATCAATTGATTGCAACCGTTTTAGTTCAACATTAAATTCATTTAACGAATTTTGAAATTCGATATTCCACGAATTATATCTATCATATAATTGCACTGCTGAAATTTCAAGTTTTGATATTTCAGTGTTCTTGCTGTTAATTCTGGTATATTCTTTATATTGATTAAGCTCATCTTCAAGGTTAAAAGTCGAAAATGCACTTCTTTCTTTTTCCAGCGATTCAATTTCCAACAGTCTAGTTGATTCAAATTTAGAAGATGCAGATAACGCGGATTCTATCGCTAGATGCATTTTAGCGTTAGTTTGATCAATTGTTTGAATTTTAAATAATTCTTTATTAATTAAATCTTTTGTTGTTTTAATTGATTCTTTTAATTTTTCTGCTTTTTCTGAAAGCTGCGTAATTGTAAATAATTCATCAATTATTACACGTTGTTTTGCAGCGCTTAATGATAAAAATGGTTCAGTATTAGTAGTCAATGTAACAATCTGGGAGAATACATCTTGTGACATGCCAATTATAGATTCAATTTCTAATTGTGTTTCTTTATTTTCGCCTTGTGCTTCGTTATTATCGAGGGTTCTTCCATTAACCATAAAGACTAAGTTGTTAGGGCTTCTAGTTCTCTCAATTTGATACATTATTCCATTTTGTTCGAACTGAAGTTTAACAGAACAATGTTTCTTGTTAGTTTTGTTTACAAGGTTAGTTAGCTTGATTTTATTATCAATACTTTTTCCGTAAATAGCAAAGTGCATTGCTTGGATTAGTGATGATTTACCAACACCGTTTCTTGTTTCATCATCAGTACTTGCATCGTTGTTAATACCAACGATAACACTTAGTGGTGAATCCTCAAGATTTACTACTTGAGGAACATTACCAAAACTAAGAAAATTTCTCATTTCTATTGATTTAAATTTAAGCATTCTTTGCCCTTACAGTGAATTATAAATGTCTATTAATAAATTCTTATTAAAGGTTGTTTCAAGTTTTTCTAGCTGAGCGTTCACTACTTGATCAACACTTAATATTTCGCATTCTTCATCAACAATACCATCAACAGACATATTACCACCTCTAATAATAAAATCTGTCATATTGTATTTTTGCTTAAATATTTCACGAATAAAATTAATATCTTCTATAGATATATCCATATCTAAATTAGCTTTTAATGTTGTTCTGTACCCGCAATAATATTCGTGATCTTGTAATATAGCACTCAATTGCCCGTCTTTATACTTAGGACAATCATCCCAATCTCGGTAGATAGGAGCTGAATTATATTCTAATAAAACTAATCCGCGCTTATCATCCCACGAATCACTAAAATTATGAGGGAATGTATTACCAATATAATGTATCTCAGTTCCAGATTTTAATGTTTTTACTTGCCGTTTATGAAAGTGCCCACTAAAGACGTATTCACAAGTGTTAAACATTTCATCAGTTTCTTTTCCAGTATCTGGCATTTGAATCATGTTGTTTAACATATACCCCGGTAATTCTAAATGCCCGAATACATATTTAACATTAGTTAAATCTAAGTTTTTATGTTCATCTTTAACGAGAAATGGAAGAAATAAGCAATCGTCAATTTTTGTTATTTCATCAACAACATGAATGTTGCTATATTTCTTTGCAAATCCTAAACTATGCACGTTTCGTGATGTTCTATAAAACAAATCATGGTTACCAACCACTAGGTATACTTTCTCAAAATTTTGAGAAAGCAATTCCATTAATTTAATACCATAATCAAATGTTAGAACATTAATTGCATTTCGTTGATGGAATAAATCACCATTAAATATACAAGTTTCAGCACCAAACTCTTTAGATTCAGTAATTAGCCAATTAATGTATTCAATACACAAATTATTATGTTCTTTACTATTACCTTTTAATCCGAGATGAATATCAGTAAACTGAACAGCTTTTTTAAATACCATTATTATTACCTTTTTGGTCTAACATGCGTTGTTCCATTTCATTTTGTCTAGTAGCGCTAGGGCTGAATCCTAAATCTTCAAGCATATCATCTCTAAAATCTCTAATTTTCTTTTCTGAGTTTAAAATAGCTTTAAATGAATTATTAACAATAGTGGTATAATATGCAAATGGATTTGGATTTGCACTTTTTTCAAGGTTGTGCATTTTCTTCATTACTTTATTTGGTGTTTGTGATTCATTAAAAAGTAATGCGTTTTTTGTTAATTGAAATCTTGCATCAGCTTTCATTTCGTCAAGAAATGTATAACCTCTATAATTCGGCTTAGTTGCAATCTTATCAGTGAGCATAATAAACATCTTACCGAGTTCATTAGTTAAGTGCCCATGAAACAACGAAAACTCACCTGAATTAAAATTGCCATCCCAATGAGATCTAGCAACTTCCTTTAATTCACCATCTACAGTAATTACGAAGTGTTTAAATGAGTTAAAATTCAATTTAATATTTCGAGTCTTATCAGTAATAGCATATTCATCTGGAATATGATCAGTAGTCATTACACGAAAAACAACATCATATGGGGATACAGTTTCGTCGGCAATTAACATACCTAAGTTATTACATGCACTCATAGCAGTTCTAATAGTACATGAATTTGTCTTTTGATAAGATCTAATAATTGTTTCATTAATACGTTTTACACGCTGAGGAATAACTTTTTCTGCAAGTTCAAAAGTGATGTCATTAATATCATTAAGGATGATATCATAATAAAAATATTCTGGTGCATCGCAATAACAAAATGACATTTTTGATTTATGTATCTCTACTAAAATATCATGGTTGTTAAGATAATTAATTCGTTTTAAAGGTTTTTTAAACATAACAATACCTTTCTTAGTACATTTATTCTACATTATAACGCAGATTGTTTCCAATATAAGATTAATACTCTCATTATCTAAATATCAATATAAGAAACAAAGGAGTTTATATATGTATGTAGGTCCAAACGGGATTCCCGTATATTCATCAAGTGAGGTTAATACTCCAGTTTTAGTGAGTTCGTCAAATATTTCGTCTCAATTTACATCATCTGCGTCTTCACTATTAGAAAGTTCAACATCATCTGCTGCAAATATAGACAGAAGAGTAAGATTAAGAGCTAAACCTGGCGCTGAAAATTACGTGTACGGTAGTACAACCGGAATCATGAATATACTTAGAAGTACAACTGGAATGGTGTGGATGAATACTCCAACAATTTCAGAAACACACTCAGTAAGATATAGCTCGTATGAGCCAGCTCACGGAATAGTAAAATTTAATAACTTTGAACATACAGATAATGTTGTTCTTCAAGTAACTGGTGATTTTTTTGTAAACAATGCAACAGAAGCAGCCTATCTTTTAGCTATAATAACATTTTTAAGAACTAGTACTATGGTTGATTTTGGTAAAAATTCAACCCAAGCAGGAACACCTCCTCCAATACTTTTATTTTCTGGGTATGGCTCATTAATGTACAATGATATCTCAGTGATAATTAAAAATGTTCATTTTACGTTACAAAACGATGTTGATTATATCCAAGTTCCAATTACAGCTGGTACTCAACAAACAGTTGCTACTCTATTAAAGAGTATTTCAAATTATTATACCAAATCAACCCAACAACAAGATAGAGTTTGGGTTCCTAGTAAGATGAATATTTCAATTACTCTAGAAGAGCAGCCAACTGCGCAATGGACAACTGATTCATTTGACTTAGCTGCATTTAAAAACGGTAATTTATTAACATCTGGAGGATTTATTTAATGAGTAGTACATATTCAAATTATTCACCTTACTATAAAACTTCTCAATCGTGGTATCTAGATATAATAACACCTATTGATATCCCACAAGCCGATGATGATTTATATTTTACAATTACTAGCACCTATAATTTAAAACCATGGGTGTTAGCTAAAGAATTGTATGATAATGAAAAACTTTACTGGGTTTTTGCTATTCTTAATAAAAACACTTTAGTTGATCCAGTTTATGATTTTACAACTGGTACAACAATCCGTGTTCCTAGTAATACTAGACTACAAAAAATAATAGGATCTTAAAGTTATGGCTACATCAAATTGGAGTGCGTTTTTTAATAATTCTTCAAATTCTTCAGTGTCAACTGAAGGATCTAACACTTCATCTAATAATTCATATGTCTATGCTTCAGCTAAAAATGCAGCAGCACAAGGAAAAGCATCCGATTGGAGCGCCAACTTTAGCACAGTTAAAGAAATGGAAGCATCTTATGCTTCAGAGAAACGAGTAAAAGGAACCTCTCCATCTTTAATAACGTCATCTTCGACTAGCGTTAATTCAAGTGCAGATACGGGTAATAATTTCAAAGCAGATCCGTCAGATGCAGATTATAGTACTGTATCTGATGTTGATTTAAATTCATTGCTTGATGGTTATACAAACCCTTTGTTAATTGGAGAAAACGTATCATGGAGATGTAAAATATTCGCAGTATCTTGTGAAGATTTTTTAGCGTATCAAAACGATAGAGAAGCTAGTACATTAACTCAATATATATTAGCTGAGACTGGTTTAACAAGCCATTATTCAATAGATGAAGTGGTGGTTAATACATTGCCATCAGGGTCAGTGTATACAAAAAATGGTACTATTACTACAATAGAAGTTAAATTAACAGAAATAGGATCTTTAAAACTTTTTGATGATTTGCAATTAGCTGTTCAGGCGTTGGGTTATGGTAGTAATTTTGGCGATTTGCCTTTATTTGTTGAGATTGGTTTTGTTGGATACGATTCAACTACGCATCTTCCTTATACATTACCAGAAACAAGACTTTGGGCTTGTTCAATTGCTAACTCATCATGTAAAGTCTCTTCTGGAGGTTCTCAAACAGTTTATGGTATAACTCTTCTTAGACATATTGGTTCAAAAGTAGTAAACACCAAAGACGAATCTAGTTCAGTAGCTGGCCAAAATATTGAATTCACTGCGCCTAGTACATTTGGTGAAGCTGTTAAAGAATTAGAAAAGCAATGTAATAAATCATTAGCATCAATATATCCAAACTGGCCAAAGAAGTTCGGAAATAAAGTAACATCAAATACTTATATAACCTTTAATGTTGATCCTGAAATAGCACAATATAAAATTTTAACTGATCCACAACAAGATCCATCTTCTGATAATAACAATAAATCACCATCAGCAAAAAAATTCACATTTAAATCAAGTGATACGTATGCTAATATGATTAACAATATATTATCTAGTACTCAAGATCCTGAAGACACTAAAGATAAGACTAGATGTACATTTGCTGATGTTATTATTGAAAATAAATATCTAGGCTACGATGATGATCATAATAGCGGTGCTTATGGAATTATACTTCATATTGTAAAAATTTCAAAATATGAAAATCAAACTGTGTCTGATTATAGAGAAAGTACCGTTCAGGATTTAATTACTGAGCTGCAAAAAGGACACAAAAAAAATTCAAATTTAAGAATTAAACGATATGATTATTTGTGGAGTGGGCTTAATACTGAAATTTTAAATTTTGATTATGATTTTAATACCGCAGCTCAAGTCTCAATTACTAGGAATATAATAGGGCAGTATGATTCACATAACAGAAAAGGCGTAAAACGTTCTCAGTATTCACCAGTTGATCCTATTCTTGTCGGAAGAGAAACAAGAGCGTACGGTGCAACAACAACACAACCACAAAATAAATTATCGTCAGATAAAACAGATTCAACAGTTAGCACCAAATTAACACCAAGTACTACAACACCAACTGAAGGTGAGTCATTACAAAGCACTATAATGACATATTTAAAATCAAATGCAAAAACAACAAAAGTTCTTACATTTGATGATTTAGACTTAGCCTATGATGAAGGGTTAATAATTAGTCCTAGATACAGTAGTAAAAACATTAGAGATATAACATCAGGAACTGATGATGCTAATAGTCACAAAGCAGAAATAGAAAAACGTATGATACGCTCAAACTATTATAGTTCAGGTACTTTATTATCAATTACTCTCGGTGTTGTTGGTGATCCGCATTGGTTAGGACCTAGCGATAAAAATATTAATGCTGCGTTAGAGCAAGCAATGAATTCACAAAATACAACAGCAACTTCATCATTTGCTAATTATGATTTAGAAATGCTTAAAAATGAATCTTGCTTTTTATTAAATCTATATCCAGCCAAATATTATAATCAAAATACTGGTATAGCAACACAAGATCCTGATGGGGTTTTAGCTCAATGTTTATACAGAGTACTATCAGTAACTAGCACATTTAATAATTCAGGTTTTAAACAAACACTAACAGCCGCTGGTATTTTAAAATCTTTAAACAAATAAGGTAGGTTAAATTTATGAGCAGTTTTGAAGAATTTCAAAAAACTGAGCTATCACAAAGTAATCCGTCATTTATACAAGAAGCTATAGTAAAAGACAACAGAGACCCTAAAAAAATGGGTCGTTTAAAAGTTTGGATTGTTGGTTCATCATCACCAGAAGATAATAAATCTGGGTGGATAACATGTGATTATGCAACACCATTTGGTGGGAGAACCCAAGGCGAGCCATTTGCTACTAAGTTTGAAGATTATCCTATGTCATATGGTTTTTGGGGTGTTCCTCCTGATATAAATGTAAGAGTATTTGTATTCTTTGTTAACGGAAGATTAGATAAAGCTTATTGGTTTGGGTGCGCTTATGATTACGGAATGACTAATAATGTTCCTGGTCCAAAAACTAAAACTCCTAGTATTGCTACAATTGATGCTCCTTTACCAGTAACAGAATACGATAGAAATTCAATGCATAGTGCAATCGATGCGGAGTATCCAAATGTTAATTTAATTGATGGTTTACGTAGACAACGTATGCTATACGATTATGATATGTCCACTGCTGATAGATCTAGCAGTAGACAAGTTCCTTATATGGTGTATGGTTTAAGCTCACCTCGCGGTAATCATATTGTTCTTGATGATGGTTATATTGAAGGCGAAGAAAAATCTCAAACATGGGACGATAATCCAGACGAATATCAAAATACTGAACAAGGTTCACCATCAAAAGATACAGTTCTAGGTGATAGAAAATACGAAGGTATATTATTAAGAACTAGAAGTGGTGGAACAATAATGATATCCGAATCAAAAGGGAATATCTTTATTATTAACCGAGACGGCACAGCTAGAATTGAATTAGATCCTGATGGTAATATTACACTATTAGGAGATAGAGATGTTTCAATAAGAGCAAAACGTGATGTAAATATTTTAGCTGAACGTGATTATAATGTTGATGTTCTAGGTAATTATAATTTGAGAGTAAAAGGTGCGTTTAAGCAGGATTTGTCATCTTTAGATATTTTAAATTCTGGTACAATAAATTGGCAGTCTTCTTCTTCATTTAATTTACAAACATCTTCACTTTCTACAAATATATCTGGTTCAATATTAGTAAAAGGTGGGTCTATATCATTAATCTCGGGGTCTGGTATCGCAATGTCGGGTGGTGGCGGAACAATGAGTGTAAGTTCATCAATGAACTTTAGTGGTGCTATTCATGCAGGCGATGATGTTACTACACCATCTGTTAGCTTAAATAGTCATAGGCACAACCATGGAGATCCTATTGTTAGTGTTCCAATTACCGGTTCAGGATCGTCTCCTAGTATTCAATCACCACAATCTGCTGGTTCTGTTAGCGTAAGTTCATTAGGCCCATCAGCCTATAATGATGTTATTGAAGTTCAAACTGAATCAGCTGTAGGAGCAACAGTAATTAATGATATAGGAAAAGTTTCGGATAAATCATTAAGTGCTTTGTGCTATATGATGCCAGTTACTGGTACTATCCAAAAATATGGATACTGGGGAGAAAATATAACACAGCTCGATGGAACTACTGATAATAATACAGGGTGGACAATTGATTTAGGACCGACTGATGTTGATGTTATTTCAGTTGCCAACGGTGTAATTAAATATTCAAGTGGTACTCTTTTTATAGTAGATCATCAAGATGGCTACGAATCAGTGTATGATGGTATAAAACTAAGTACAGATTCTCAATTTAAAGAAGGAAAAGAAATTACTGCTGGTACAGTATTTGGTAAGGCAAAAAATACCATGCTATTTGAAATAAGAAAAAATACAAGTAGTTTAGCAGGGTTCGAGGGAACAGTTGATCCAGGTTTATTTTATATTGAAATTACTAGTACCGGTTCTGATTCGTCAAACAAACAACTAACACAGAGTCAAACATCAAATCCAGTTTGTGCTATATCAAATAGTACAGGATATACTAGTTCAGGGCTAGTTAAAATTACAGGTATTGATACCATCATTACTACATTACCTTTAAGTGGTTCATTAAATGATCCATCAAGTGGAGCAATTATATCATCAAATACTACTTCAAAAACTGGTGTAACCTCTGGTACTGTAAGTCTTCCAGATGATCAGGAACCGTTAAAATCAGATCCAACACCAATAGATTGGATAGTTGAAGCCGATGATGCTCAATTAAATAGAGAAATAACCGCAGATGAGGGCGGAAAAGGTATTCAAACTAGACTGGGTTACTATAGAAATAATAGATTCTGGGTATACCGTGATACTAGAGGTTATCCTACTATAGGCATAGGTCATTTAGTAACTGCAGGTGAGAACTTTGGTGCAGGTTTAACTGATGACGAATGTGCTGCGTTATTACAAAAAGATTTAATTAAGCATGTTAGAAATGCTAAAGCAATTGCATGTCAGTATAATATGAAAATACCGTATCAAGCTCAACAAGTACTTGTTCAAGCATGTTATCAATTAGGCCCTGGTGGATTAAGAAAATTCAAAACATTTTTAAGTCTTATGTCACAAGGAAAATATTCAGCTGCGGGTGATGCTCTGAAAGCTTCTGCATGGTACAGACAAACACCAAATCGAGTAAACAGACATATTGCTAAATTGAAAGGGTTAGGTAGCTAATCAGCATAAATATTTAAAACCATAAGAGGAGGTACTACTTATGTGGTCTTTAACAACGTCAAACAAGGATCTAGTTAACAAAATAATGCTAGACGAAGGGTCAAAAGAATATCAAGCAAAAATTGGTACATATAAGAACGGTAAATTTGTGCAATATAACGATACTCTAGGGAAACCTACTATCGGTTATGGTCATTTGGTATTAATTAACGAGTCATTTAAACAAGGGCTTACTCCTGATGAAGCATCTGCTTTATTAGTAAGAGATTTAGAAACTGCTGTTTCTGGTGCTGAAGAACTGTATTCTAAGTACGAATTGTCATGCCCTTTAGAAATTCAAATACTTCTAGCATGTTTAGTATATCAAATAGGAAAAGGCGGGTTATCTAAATTTAAAAATTTCTTAACTGCACTAAAATCTAATAATTACAAAACAGCCGCAGCTGAATTAAAAAATTCTAGGTTATACAAACAAGCACCAAATAGAATTAAACGATATATTATCTTATTATCAGGGATGAGTAAATAATGGCTGAATTTGTTGGTTTTGGCTCAAATTCTACAGGTCCAACTCAAATATTAACAGATATTGAATTAGTTAAAAAAGATTTAATGAATCAATTTATGACAATGAAAGGCGAAAGGCTTCTTGATGTAAATTACGGGTTCATTGGGCACAATTTAACATTTGAATTAATGAGCGATGATATAAGAACTAAGCTTAAAGATGATGCTAGACGTATTATCCAATCAGATCCTAGAGTAAAAGAAAATTCTATTACAATTACTGAATTGGATAATGGATATCAAATAGATATTTCGCTGTATTTTTACACAGAAGAAACATCAGATATGTTATCTCTTTATTTTAACAATGCCTCGTGAGAGGCATTTTTTATTTAACTGATAAATAACTTATACGTTAGTTTTTCGGAGATTTTATATGGGATCCCAAACCCGACAGAGTAATTTATTTGCAGCTGAGGATTGGAAAGTAATATACCAAGCTTTTGCTCAAGTAAATTTAACTGCATACGATTTTGATACTATTAGAACTAGTTTAGTTGGTTATTTACAAACTACATATCCTGATAGTTTTAATGACTGGATCAATAACCAGGAATTTATATTCATTCTAGATACTCTATGTTTCCTTGGGCAAAATTTAGCATTCCGTATGGATCTAAACACTAGAGAAAACTTTTTAGATACAGCAGAGCGTAGAGCTAGTATTTTAAGATTAGCTCAAATGTTATCATATTATCCTAAACGAAACTATCCTGCTAGAGGTTTAGTAAAATTAACACAAATTAGTACCTCACAAGAAGTGTACGATTCAAATGGTAATTCTTTAACCGGAAAGACTATAAAATGGAACGATTCGTTAAATGTTGATTGGTACGAACAATTCATAACAGTTTTAAATGCAAATTTAATCAGTAGTAACAAATTTGGCAAACCTATTAAAAAGGTTTATGCAAATAGCATCCAAAATCAAATATACAGATTAAACTCAGTAGCTATGAGTGCTATTACATTACCATTTACTGCTTCAGTTAATGGATCTTCATTGGATTTTGAAATTGTTAATCCTGACATTGATGAAAACGGTGTTATATCAGAAAGAATACCCGATCCTAAAGCTGCATGGAATATAATCTATCGTAACGATGGAAATGGATTTAATTCACCCAATACTGGGTTCTTTTTGTACTTTAAACAAGGAACATTAAAGTATAATGACTATTCTTATACTACAGCAGTAGAGAACAGAATTGAATCGTTAAGTACTCAAAATATTAACGAAATTGATGTGTGGGTTCAACAGATAAACTCAGATGGTACTATAGCTGCAAAATGGACAAAAGTATCAAATACTCAAAATATTACATATAACTCAATAAATCAACAAATTTCAAACATTTATTCAGTTATAACAAACGATAATGATACGATTAGTATCAGATATCCTGATAGTACTATAGGATCGGTTCCTTTAGGAACATATCGTGTTTGGTATAGAGTATCAGCTGGTACAACATATACAATTAAAACATCAGATATCCAAAATGCGTCAGTATCATTAAAAACAAACAATACTTCTGGTACAATGACGTATAATTTATCATTTACCTTTAGTCTTCAATACTCAGTTGAAAATGCCCAAATAGCAGAAACTACTGAACAGATTAAAGCTAGAGCTCCTCAAGCTTATTATACAAATAATAGATTGATTACTGGTGAAGATTACACAATTGGTGCATTAGCACAAACAAGTACAATCCAAAAAGCAAAAACAGTAAACAGAACATATTCAGGCCATAGTAGATTTATTGATATTATTGATCCTACTAGTAAGTATCAAAATACTAGTATATTCTCTGATGATGGTGTTATTTATAGAGAAACATTACTAGCAGGGAAATCAGATACTGAGTCGTTACCAACTGAAAAAACAAGTGCTAATATCGTAACATCCAAAATTGAGCCTTTATTGACATATGTAGGATTACAGAATTTATATTATGAAAGTACATCGTATTATAAATCATCATCAACTCTAGTTTGGACAGTTGATTATTCTGTAAGTTCAACCGGAAACTGGGGATACTTTAATGGAACACTAGATTCAAATGTTTCAGTATCTCAAGGCTCATTAATTAAATTTATAGATCCTAATAGCACAACAGTGACATGGGCAAGTGTACTTGAATACGATTCAACTATTTCTAGATATAAATTATCAAAAGCTATTCCTAGTTCATATACAACTAGTAATTTCTATTATAATTTAAGAACATCATTTACTTATTCTGAAATTTCAGCAATTGCAAATGCTCTTTCATCATCTATTGATTTTGGTTTATACTACGATTCATCCGATTTAACATGGAAAGTATCTACAGTTCTTAATACATTTGATTTAAGCACTGATTTTGATTACAGTACTAATAAATGCTTAATCAAATGCGCATATAACGGAAATGAATGGTTATTTACTGCTAGAGGTGTTGATTATATCTTCTGCGGAGGAGATACTGTTCAGTTTTATTTTGTTAATACTGATGCAGTAACAGATACAGTTTCTGGAACAGCGCAAGAAGATATTATTAAGATAATAAGAAGTAACTTAAATCCTACTACTGATACTGCATATTCTTCAGATATTAATTTAAGAATTAACGGGTTAGTTACTGGTTCTGATGGTCGAAATGATCCTACTAGAATTACATTAAGTTCACAAGATGTGGACTCATACGGTATTACTAATAATCCAGGTTTGTACAGATCGTTAGTACCCGAAGATTCACCAATTGAAGTTGAAGTCTTTTATTATACTGATTCAAATAATCTTGATAATATTATTACCTTACCTGATGATTATTTTTATGTATATGATCCTACATATATTAGTTCAACAGATGAAAACGAATATAGAAGTTCAATTAGCTACAGAACTACGTTAGACAATACACGTCTATTAGGGACAGTTTTTTATTATAAACCACTAGGAATATTCATTAAGTATCTTGATAGCAGAAGTAACTCAAACGTTACAATACTTGATAGCAACCAAATGAGTAGTTCCAGTAGAGATACTTACTTAGAATCATTAAATTTAGAAGTAGTTACAAACTACAAAGTAAGATACGGTAGAACTGGTTTATATTATCAATGGAAACACTACGCTTCTGAAGATTATAGAATTGATCCTGCTATTACAAATATCCATGATATTTTTGTAATTACAAGTACATATTATGATGCAGTACAAACGTGGTTAAATAGTACATCAAAAACTAGTACCTCATTTCCTTCAGCACCAACAATTTTGGAATTAAATTCTGAATTTGAAAGTTTTGACAGTGTAAAAGCAATGAGTGATACAATAATTTGGAATAGTGGAAAATTTGTTCCATTATTTGGTTCTACGTCTGATTCTTCTTATCAGTGTACATTTAAAGTAGTTCCTATTGCTAACTCCAATTTAACGGACGATGAAATTAAACAAGAAGTAATTACAGCTATCAACGATTACTTTAGTATTGATTATTGGGATTTTGGCGATACTTTCTATTTTAGTGAATTATCAGCATATATTCACCAACAATTAAGCTCATCTATTTCAAGTATCGTGTTAGTTCCAAGTTCTAGTTCATCAAAATTTGGTAATTTATACGAAATACCGTGCGAATCAAATGAAATTTTCATAAGTACAGCTACAGTTGAAAATGTTGAAATAATTACATCTTTAAATGCAGTAACAATAAACATTGGTTCATAAAAAAGGCGCTTATGCGCCTTTTTTATTATATATTACTTGAGAATCTAATTTATTTTCTCTGATTGCCTTTCTTATTTGTTTTGCGCGTTTTAATGCGTTTGTTTCTGGGTTAATATTAATAGATTCAAGTATTTCTTTTTGCGTAGACGATGTTAATTGCTTAAATGCGCGAACATCAGTATCTATAGCAGTATGGTGAATAGCGTTATTACTGTAATCTTTTTCAAGATAGTCAGCTAAATTTCGTAATATGTCAGAAATACTTAAATCTGTATGGTGTTTCACATATTGTTGATAAGCATTAAACACTTTTCCTTCAAAACTATTCACAGTTCTTTCTAAAACTGCTCTGCATCTCTGCTCACCAAAGTGCTGATGATCTAATACTGCATCTTTTATTTCAGTTTGTGTTATAGGATCAATTTTATGTTGTTTCTGTAGTAGCTGTTCTCTGTATTTTGCAGCATCAGCTGGATTTTTTAGCCTGTTGTTCATAATTTTAACCGGTATTCTTTATATAAAAATATTTATTTTATCACAAATTAAAGAATTGTATGTTATATTAAGACATAAGCTCAAGTTTACAAAACAACTAATTTTAAAGCCCATTTAAGCTCATTTTTAATAAGCCCTTTCTTGATTATATCACGCATTTTTGCGTACATTAAAAACCGTGACACAAATGGCACAGTGAGAGCTGTGTACCACCCGGGGACAGGACCGGCACGATGACATGAGATATACATGGAACTGGAGATGTACCGATGGGATTGGGGAGAATAAAGACTACCCCGCCATTGCGAGGCGCCAGTATAAATATAGACTGCGTCGTGGAAATAATATTTCATAAATCGAAATACCGCATTTGCAATTTTGCGGGGTTAAACAAAATTAAAGTTTAATTGCAAGGAATTCGAAAAATTCTATACCGTTAACGTTTGTTATAAGTATTCAAACTAACCAAGCATTACCTATTAATTAGAAGTAAGTTACGCTAACTTGTAATGATCTTGTAGTAAATTATTCAAAACAAAAAGGAAGTTCGTAGGGATACGAACAGTTTAATGTGTTGTTTGTATAGCACGTTATAACCGAGTAATCGCAAGCATTAGCCCTAGATTACGACCGCCATATGAGACTGTAGTATATAATTCTGTTGCGTGAATTATAGCAGGAGAAACCGGATGACTCGCTTCTGCCTTAACTGAATCTACAATACAAAACCACGAACGACACTAACGTCAAACTCTTTCCCTTTATAGTGCCTTTTTGGTGCTATAGGGGGAAGAGGAACCTTTCACTCTTCTACGTCAATACATTAATAATAAAATTAAGTTTATAGTATTTCCTTTGCGATAGCATAAGGAATACGTAGAAACTAGTTGGGGCTCGTAGAGCAACGGGGCTCGTAGAGCAACGACTCTTATATTATATATTATTAGTTGTCTTAAATATTCCTTCATTTCATTCAGAAATATCCAATCCAAGAAATTCCAATAAATCCTGAATTAAAATTCCGGATTTCTTTGTTATTTCAGTTATATTCTTAAATTCTTTTTAATTTTGTTATTATTGCATAAGGAGAATTATATGTTAACAATTGATGACTTATTATCGAGTAGAGTTCGAACAAATATTGATCTTGTTGTTGATGGAAGATCAATAAAAACTGTATCAACTTCTATTTTGTATACTATACGGATACATAGGATGAGATTTAAAAATAAAGAACTAGTATATTGTAGTTACCGGGTTGCTAATTTAATTAATTTGTATTTTAGGATACAACGGTGTCATTTTTTATTAAATGAGGAGAGATTATGATGAAGGCTTATTTTATTGGGTATATAATTTACTTTCTATTTTAATTCACGAAACAAGAAAGACGCAAAATGTTGATATAGTAGATTTAATTACAATGCTGTTTACATCAGCATTTTCTTATGCTGGTATTATTTTTTATGGGATTTCAAAACTATCAAAAGTTCTTTCGGATAGAATATTACAATTTTTAAGAAATATAAGTAATTATGAATATAGATCAGTATATTGATGCTTTATTAAAAGCAGGAATTTCACAAGAAACTGATTTTTCAAGTAAAATATATAATAATACTAT